TCACCGTTCTCACAGCGAGTGCCATCAAAGTTGTTACGCATATACACACGGACATTGTGACCATGAGCAGAAGACTTGATAGCCAAGTCCATAGCAAACCCACAGTCAAACTGATCAATGATTAAGAGCTTCATGGGTTGTATGTTCCTTTAGCACGTTTGGTGTCACGACTCTTTTTAGCTTTAGCTTCAAGCTCTTTAGCCCGTTTTTCTCTAGCCAATTCTTTTTCAGTTTTAGCTTTGATGTCAAGTTGTCTAGCAAGAAGTTTAGTTGTACCGCCCTCTTCTTCACCAACAGCAGACATAACAGGAGATACTTGTGGTATTTGTTTTACAGCGTACTCACCTACATCACCAGCAATGTCTTCAAACTCATCGTCTGGGTGGTAAATAGGTTTGCCTGTAAATATTTTTTTGTTGATAGCAAGTTGACCTAGTGTTAACAACACAGGGTTAAAAGTAAACACAGGCCAGACTAAAGCGCTGACATCTTTTTTACCTTCGTATACATCCATACCTGCTTTGAGCAAGTGATATGGACCAGCTCTACGTTGTTCAGCACCTTCACCAAATACGGCTTCAGCCATTTCGTCCATCATAGGATACAAAACTCCCATAGCAACACCAATAGCCAGCATAGAGTCAACGCCTTCTCTAAAGTGAGCACGACCTTCTGGTGTTCTTAAGTTGCGAGGGTCAACATCCTTCATGGTATTTACCAATGACTTAACCATGCCATAGTGATACCTAGAGAACAAAGCAATGTTAGGGTTCTTAAGAGTCCAAGCAAGACCACGACTACCTAACACCTCAGAGGGCATACGATAGTTAGGCATGTGTCTTTCAGCTTCTGCAATAGCGTCTTTTAATTCCATCTTAACGCCAGTGCTTTTCTCTTGCCTAGCCATGATTTCACGAATGTATTGAACGTACATTACATCACGGGTAAACCACATAGCTTTATTAGAAGCGTTAGAAATACCGTTGTACAAATCTCCAACAGTAGTGCCAAGTTTCTTAGCTAATTGCTTCATGCTTCTTTGCATCTCAGGAGTCTCAAACATTTGCTTCTGAGCTTCTTTTTGGATAGCTTCAAAGTGTTTGTTCCTAGGATCAGCACCAAGAATAGAACCACCTTCACGCATAATGTCTCGGTAAAACTGGGTTTGATTACCCACATCTCTCCAAGCCAACCTAGCTGTGTCAGCAAACGTACCTAACCTACGAGGGTCAACCCAACCAGTAAACCCACGAGCATTCCAAAGGTGCATTACCTCATTGAACATGTGGGGTACAGGGTTCAACATCATGTTCTTGACAAGGGCATTAGTAGCCTTCATCCACATGGTGTTGTCCCACACCTTAGCAAAGTCATCAATGATTGCTGCTGCTTTAGGGTCAAAAGCCCACCCACGCAATTCAGGTATCAAACCTATGTTTTCAGGTTGTACATAATGTGGAGGTAAAGTTTTAGGATCTTGATCTGGTCCATGAGCAATTTGCTTAAACAACTCAGACTGTTTAAGATTATTAAGCAGTTCCAACTCACGAGCCATCTTACGAAGACCCATGTTAGCTAGACGAGCAGATGCCTCTGCATCATGCCAATAACGATACGGAGAATGCTGCTCAATGGCTGGTACTTTACCGTCAACTACAGTCAGCTCTTTGCCATCTGTAGAAGTAAAAGTATCACCCCGTTTAAAGTTTAGATCATCACTAAAACCTATCAAACGCTTTTGACCATCTTTCCATTCAAAGATTTGTGTGCCTTGTTTGATCTCACCTTTAGGTGTAGTAACGTCTTTAGGTTGTCTATGAAACTCAATGACACGACCATCATTAGTCTGATATACCTTGCGTTCAATAGCAGCGTTAGCTTGTTCAGCAACTTTGTCCCCAAAAGACATTTTGTTGGAAAACAATTCTTTAAGAGATTCTTTCCAACCTGGTTTTTCTTTTTCGTTAAACATACGAATACGAGATTGACCTGTAGCAAACTCTTCACCTACGTCACCACCCATAGCTCTGATCTTACGAACAAGAGCTATGTCCTCAGCATCAATAGCATCTAAAACTTTACCAAGTTCACCGCTAACTTTGCCACCATTTTCACGGATTAAAAAAGCAGCTTCACGAAGCTTGTCCATTTCTTCAAGACGTCTAGCAGCTTCTTTGTCCCATTTATAACGTTTTATAGGGTTAAGAATAGAAGGTCTTTCACCTAAATCACCAATAGAAGTTTTGTTATAACCAACAACATGTTCTGAAAGATCTTTAGTTGCAAATGTATTTACTTTGTGTAAAGCATCGTCCAGTTCTTTCATGTTATTAGGAACAGGGATAGATCGTTCGTTAAGATCTTTTTGGTAGTCATCAAAGAACTTAACAGCTTCTTCTTCTCCAAAGCGTTCGTGTATGTCTGTAGCGTGTTTAATCATCTCCTCTTCATTAGGAACAGAACGAGGATCAACTTTTTCAAACGCTTTAGCTACAGGTTCAGATGTTTTAGCAGCAAGATCTGTTTGTTTTGGATGTGTGCCTTCTTCCCACATTGTTCCATAATTTGGATGATCCATAGGATCATTAACTAAGCCAGCTATGTCGTCATAATTTAAACCAAACTCATCAACACCCTGTTGAACATCTTTTTGACTTTTGTTCCAACTGTCAATTTCTTCTTTAGAGTACCCGCGTTTTTTAGACCACTCTTCTGGAGAAAGCTCACCCATTTGGTTCCACAATTCTTTAGGAACTTTAGTATGTTTTTCATCAAACAAAACTTGTCTTGTGCTTTTAAGAGTGTTTACTAACCAAGCATTAAAATCTTCTAGCGATTTGCCAGTAGCAGCAACTTTGTCAAGAATTGTTTTGCCCCAAAAATTGTCTTTTAGTAAAGATATTTGATCATCACTAATGGGGTGTGTATCACTGTTTGGATAATCTTTTTTAACAAGCTCATCAGGTGCGCTAGGTGTTTTAACTTCTCCTTTAGGAACACCAGCAGGTTGATCTTCTGTAACAGCAAAACGTTCGTCACCAGCTTTACGGAGATCACCACTATGCAGCCCAGGTAATTCACCAGGAGGGTTTTCTAACACGTGGTCTTCAGGTATTTGACCAGCACGTTTAGCTTGGTCTACAGCAGCTTCACGATCATGGAAGTTACCACGTTCGTCTACAAACCCTTGATCGTGAGTATCAATTGTTTCTGCTTTACGTTCGGGGTCATGCTTAGGACCCATGCGTTCTATTTCACCAGTCTTTTTGTTCCTAATAGCAGCTTCTACCAGAGGAGCTTTAGCATCACGCTTAGCTTTTTCTTCTTTGACCTTGGTTTTAAAAGCATCAACCTGTTCAGGTGTAGCACCAGGAGGAGGTGGTTGAATATCTTTAACAGGATCTTTAGGTTTTGTAGGTTCAGGAGTATGCCCCAATACTCTTTCACCAAGTTTAGTAGGCTTAGTAAATGCACCAGCAGCAGCATCAATAGCCATAGACTTAGGATCAAGTACAGGTTGGCCTTCAACAGCACGTTGACCCATACCAATACCAGTCATAACACCAGAGCCTACAGCAGCCTCTTTAAGAGTTTCAGGTAATCCTGGACGCATAAACGGACCAACAGAACTACCAGTAAGTGAGCCAGCTAGAGAGTAGCCTGGGTATTGTTGACGTTGTTGTTCTCGTGTACCAACAATGTCTGTACCAAACACTTTGTCAAACACACCTTCAAGACTAGTAATGCCTTCATGAGCAAGGTAACCACCTATTACTCCACCAACAATACCTGTAACAGGTTTAGCCCACACAGGTTGAGGGATAGCCATACCAGCTCTAGCACCAACTAAAGCACCAGGGGTAGCACCCATACTCTCTAAATAAGAAGCCGTAAAAGCACCAGCACCTGTAACACGCTCTTCTTGTTTCTTAGTGTAGTCACCAACTGACTTCTCTAAGACACCTTGTTTAGTAGCAGGTTTGGCTTCTACAGGTTGTTTATACTGTTCCCAAGGTTTACTTGTTGGTTCAGTAGCAGGTTGTTGGTACTGCTCCCACGGGCCAGCCATTATTGTTTCTCCCAAGAACTAGGATTAGCTGGATCCCCGCCTTTGTATTTATAACCATTCTGTATAGTACCTACTTTAGGTGCAGCAGGTTTGTTACTAGGAACATCTTTAGCAGGAGCAGGAGCTGCTTTAACAGGTGGTGGTTCTTTATCCAAAGGAGGTGTATCTACAACAGCTAAACGTTGCTTTAGCTTAGTAAGGATCTGTTCTTTCCTAGGGAAGTCAGGAGCATTCTCAAAGGTTTCAATTTCTCTTTGAGTCTGTTGTTTTCTAAAGTCATTTAGTTTGTTAACAGCAGCAGTATAAGCTTTGGTACGCTTGTCTTCTTTGTATGCTTTGGGTTCATACCAAGATGCTGTCTTAGATTCAGTCATAAGTTTTTCAGCAGCGTTAACCTGCTCTTGCAAAACTTGCTCTTGTTTTTCACCAGATTTAATAATTTTATCGTGTTCCCTAATATAAAAAGCAGCATCTTTGACGTCTGTTTTTTTATCAGCACGAGTAGTTTTACCAGTCTCACGAAGGTTTTCTATTTCTTTTTTATGTTTAGCTTTTAAATTTTCAAGCTCTGTTTTGTCAACAGTTTGTTGTTTAAGCTTCTCCATTTCACCTTCATGTTTTTTCTCAAGCTTTTTTATGTCTTGATTAAACTTTGTTTCAAGTTCTTTTTCTCTAGCAGTAATTTTTTCAGTAGCAATTTTTTCAGCAGATGCAGTGGTCATTGCTTTAAGGTTTTGAGCAGCAGCTTCTTTGTTGTTTTCAATATCCAATCTGTTTTTAGTAATAAGCTTAGTCTTTTCCAACTCAACAGCTTTTAACTGTTCAGTTAGTTGGCCTTTAGCATTTAAAAACAATCTGTCAACAATCTGTTTCTTTTGTTCACCAGTAGCTTTAGCCCAATTTTCTGGACCAACTTGTTTTGTAATTAGATTTTTAGTTTCTTCAGGAAGGCGATTAAAGTATTCTTCAACCTGTTCATTAGGCACAGCATCTAAAACTACAGCAGCTTTAGCTATAGTCTCACTGTTTTGTGCAAACTGTTTTGTTTGAGCAGCAAGTTCTTGGGCTTGAATCTTCTCTGCTCTTTCGTACAGTTTGGCTCCTTCTTCAGTTAAGCCAGCGTGCATCTTTAGAGAAGCAGCTTTTTTAGTAACATCTAAGTCACTAGCTTTTTTACCTTCATCTGATTGCAACCATTGTTGTAATTGAGCAGTAGACTCTTTGTCTCGTGTGTACTGTATATCTGTAGCAAGCTTTTGAAGACGAGCTGTTTGCAAACGCATCTGCTCTTCTTCTGCCTTAGCAGCCATCATCTCAGGAGCATATTGCTTAGCAAGACGATTCTCTTGGATCTTACGTTCAGCAGCAGTTTGAGTAAGGTCTTTTACATACGGAGCTTCAGCTACGTTTCTTTGCAACTGCTCAACAGCACTACTGCCAGCAGCTAGGTCGGACATCATGTATGGCATAGTTTTATTCCTTAATAATCATAAATAGCTGAGCCACCAGATGTAAATTCATTTCCCATACTATCAAAACGATTACCACCAGAACCACCGGATTTATACAAAGCTCCAGCACCTTGAAGAATGCCACCAACACCTTGAATTTGAGCTTGTTGTGTTTGGTTAGCAGCATCTATACCAGCCATACCGCCTTGAGCAGGAGCATAGCCAGCACCAGAGCCAGTAGCAAGACGGTTCATGTAGTCAGTCATAAAGCCATAGTAACCTTGTTGAGCAGTGTTTTGAAGAGCTATTTGTTCGTTACCAGACCTCATCATTCCAGATGCAGCAGCACTCCGTTTAGAAGCTTCTAAAGAAGGATCCATAACACCTGATTTAAATTGGCTATACCCAGGCATCTTAGTGATGTCTGTCTCAGCACCTGGTTGCAACATACCAGAATACATTTCTCCAAGTTTGGCTCGGTAAGGAGCAAAAGGATCTACAGCTTGTTGAGCTTGTGATTGAGCTTGTCCAGGACTAGAAGTAAGAGATTTTACTCCTACTGCAATACCTACTACTGATGCTGTTACTGCGGCTGACATAACAATGTTCCTTTCCAAATACCGTTTAATTGCATTACTTGTCGGTAATCAAGAGTTATTTCTTCTCCAAGATCACCACCAGCCATGCCAGATATGTCTCGTATTGCTACTAGGAACATATCCCCAAAATCATTTTTAATAGCTATTGCATTAGGATTCTTAGAATGGTTAACTAGATACCCCGCAGGAGTTCTAAGACCACTAAGTCTCATAGGAGCAATGATGCTGTCTTGTTGAATTACAGCAGTAGAGAACATCCCTTTGCCTTGAATAGGAGAGTTTCCAGCACAGATGCTGTAAGTACCTTCAGGGAAAGAAATGCGATCTTTTTTGTAATTAACCGCTATCTCGATGTCTTCTAGAGTCCAACCAGACTCTTCAACCATCTTTAAGAAGTCTTGTCGATCTTCTTCGTGCAAAGGATATTGTTCAAGCAGTTTTTGTTCTTGGTGTTGCTTAAAAATATCTGGGGACTTAAACAGTATTGACTCAAGATATTCAACGTCAGTACTATTTGTTACGTAGATATTTTGCCACACAACATCCTCTAATGTATAGCCTGTTTTGCTTCCAGCCTTGGCTATAAACATATAAGGAGCTACCAGTGTTTGTACTAATCCTGCTCCATCCACAACACAAATGCTTCCTTTAAGAAGCACGTTCATGTGTTCAGATACGTGCTCTTGACCAACAATAAGAGTACCTTTGGGGTAATGGGCTTCCCTAATATACAGACCCCCACCAAACCTATGGATAACAGAATTAGGAGCTTGTTCGTTTTCTAAAAGAACTTTGGTTAACTCTAGTTTGCTTTCGTCAGTACGTATGTCAAATCCTTCTTTAACAACAACCGAGTTAACAGCTTCTTCAAGAATCATTTTCTATACCTTCCACCGCCAACACCTTGTTCTTGATCCATCTCACCAATCCTAAAATCTATCTCAGCCCCATCAAGTCTAAGTGGACAGTTGCTTGTAGACAAAAACTCCCAAGCCCTACGTCTATCAGCACCACCTAAATAAAGTTGAGATCTAGAAGCATTCAAGTCAACAGACCTATAGCTAGACCAAGTGTTGTAATCATCCCCAGAATGACGTACTTGCAAGGTCCCAGGTGTCTTGTCACCAACAATCTCAAGTCTTCCATAGAACTTACGCTTAGTAGTCCCGTTGTCTGCAATGTCAGTAACAGTACGACAGTAGATAGGTTGGTTGTTATCCCTGTACGTATTCACATCAAAATAATACAGGGTAGCTGTATCGTCATCTAATGTGTAGGCTGTACCATTCAATGCAGCAAAAAATGCTGGACGAAAGTAAGACTCTTGGTACGTACCAGGGTTAGGTTGATCACTGCTTTGAATAGAGAACTGAGTCCATGAATACCAAGTCTTCTCATTTAAGTCATACACCAAAGTCTTTTGGGTGTTATGCAATGTCAAGATGTACAGGGTATGTCCATTTATGGTGTAGCAGTAAGCAGTCACCTGACCTAGGTTATCAGCCTCTAAATGACGGTCTACAGCCGATGTAGAGACACGTATGGGGGATACCCCATCCATAAGGTACACAGAACGGCTATTGGTCTTTGTAGACCCTACCCACAACACCGTGTTACTAGTAGCAACAATACTATCCCCACTAGCACAACCAACCTCAGAAGTGTAGGTAGAAGCTACAGCCAAAGGAGAACCAGTTGGGTTAGCAGCATCGTAATAAAACTGAGTGCTAACAGCACCAAAAGCTATTAAATAGTTTAAGTGTTTAGCAATACCAACCAAAGTGTCAGTAGTCTGTTCAAAGCTTAGGTAACTAAGAGCATCCCAAGTAGTTGGGTCACCAACGTTAGAGTTGTATATGCGGTTGTTAGTAGTAGCAATAAACAGGTAGTTGTCTAAATACACAACCCCAGACACATACGGTCCTGAAGGTAACGTAGTCATAGACACAGATGAACCAGATTGGTTATACAAGTACCCGTCTACTTTGTTGTGAAAAAACAAATAGGTGTCAAGGAACGTCTTAACAAAATAACTTTGACTAGTTGAAGAAGACGTAGTACCCAAGGTACTTACAGCATAAGAAGAGCTAGGATTGACTTGGTAGATGGTGTTATTAATAACAGCTACAAGCTTGTTGTTAAACGCAGCTAACCCTTGGCTAGGTGTGTATGCAGGAGGTGTAACAGATACGATCTGTTTAGCAGCTACAAGCCCAGGACGTTTAATGAACTCACGCTTCTGATCTCTTGTTTCAAAGAAACAATTAGATGAATAAGAGTCCTTAGCAAAACTACCCGTCCTGCTTTCAATAGGTTGGGTAAGCGGTATACGTTCTGTAGCCATGCTTACCGTCCATAAGAGTTGTTAGAAGTAGATCTAAAGTCAGGTTGAAAGAATGTGCTGGATACTTCAACGTTCCAATCATCCAGTTGAGTCTTGTATGCTTGTGCTCTTGTAGCAATCTCTTGCCTAGCATTCATAGGAACACCATACTCTAAAGCTAACTGGTCAGCTAAGTTCCATACCAAACAGTTCATCCACTCATTAGGGAAGTCAGGTATGTCAGTAGCTAACGTCATGTCATTTAAAGGCATTTGAGCAACTACGTGTAGCTCAAGGTTAGCTTCAGAATAAGCATCAGGTGTTAGGTACACATACAGAATACCGTTAGTCTTTTTGCTATCGTAAAAGATTGTGTTAGCAGTACCAGTAGAAAACTTAGAACCCAAGACGTTGTACTCTTGCTTAGAGACAATCATCACAGGCGTATCTATAACTGGAGTGCTGCTAGTTTTACGGTAAAACCCTTGGATAATCTTAAGAGGTCTATCTGTAATAGCTACAGTAAGTGCTAACGTGTCATACATTAAATCACAACCACTACCACCCAATGTATAACTTGTTTGATTAGCAAACAAAGGGATAATTAACTCAGATGTTTTCCACAACTTAAGACCATCAGTGTTAAGTTGTTTGACAAGTAAATTGAGAGACATATTGGCATTGGCAATAGTCTCAGCATCAGGTGTACTACCAACCTCAAGCGTCCCTAACTTTCTTAAAGCTAAAGAAATGATTTGGTCACGATTGATGGTGTAGTTAGACGACATGATTGTTTACTGTGTTGGTTGAGTTACTACAGTTTCAGCAGCTTGTTGGTCTGCTAATTCAGCAGCCTGTTGAGCCGCCACTGCCGCATCGTATGCAGCTTGTTCTTCAGGTGTGTACTCAATGACTTTGGTTTCACCTGTTTGAACATTCATTTCAATTCTGTGTGTCATGGTGTTTACCTTATCTGAAAATAGCAACTGAAATGTAAGTTGCGTCAGTTGCTGCGCCAGAAGAAGAATTGTTTACAGAAAATCTAAGTGCTGATGCTGTAGGGGCAACTCCCGCTGTACTACCAATAACAGTTACAAGTGAAGTTGTTGAAAGACCAACGCTAATCAAAGAAACATAATTTGCATCTGTCATAGGAGTTGTAAAAGTAACTGTGTAATCTCCCACTGAGTTTCTTACAACAGTAGCATTACCTGAACCACGCACTGTTGCTGTTGTAACGCCGTTAAAGTTTATCCATGCTCGACATGAGTAGTTAATACCATCTACGTTTGTAGATGGATTTACAACCCCTCCCGCATTGGTTGTTATACCTGCTGATCCATCAATTACTGTTGTCATGATTAACCCTCGTAAAGAATGTTGACTGTGCCAGCATCAAACGTGTCAGTGCCGCCAACTGTGGTTATGCGTACTCGATCAAGAGTGCCGCTAAGAGCTATATATCCAGCATTTGTAAGTGCTGTTAAATTAGGACCAGTAGATATAAAATTTCCGCTACAAACCCAAGTGTTTCCAGTTATATTAGTAATAACAGCAGAACCATGCACTAAATAAGTTCCAAGGTTGGAATAAATTCCAAATCCTGCTGCTTGTGCAACCACCGCTACGGTTGATCCATTTTGAATGTTTGATTGACTTCCAACATATCCTGTGCTTGTAACAGGATTTTGATAGCCAAGTTGAATTAATGGGTAATTCGTTCCGCTTGTGCTTACGCCACTAAACATCACAGTAATTTTTTTAACCCATGCTGGCAAACCAGTAAAGTCAATTGAAGTGCCAGATGTAGACGCAACAGCAGTACCCTGAGTAATCCTTTGCATTTGCGCCCGTGACGCATTGCTATCAGTGCCGTAGAACTGACCGTTGTATTCAAGCTGTCCTGTGGCGGGAGTACCAGCCAGCGTGTCAGAAGTTAAAACAAGTATTGACATGGTTAGCCCTCGTAAAGAATGTTTATTGATCCAGCACTAATTGTGGCTGTGCCAACGGTTGTATTAACTTGAACCCTATCTAATACTCCAGCAAGTGCAATATATCCAGTTGCAGTAGATACAGCAGTGGTTCCTGAAAAAACAAACGTACCAGAACCAAGCCATAAATTTGTTGCTGGATTTACTAAAGTTAAAACAAATTGTCCTGAAACTGGCCCTGTATAACCACTGTGAGTTTGAATACCTGTGCCACTTCCATTGCTAGAATTGGTAGTCGTAGTATTAATAGCCGCACCAGTACTTGTATATCCAGAAGTTGTTACAGAGCCAGAACCTATCTGTATATTCATTCCAACAGTCGCTGAATATGTAACACCAGTCATCATTACAGTGATGCGTTTTGTCCAAGATGGTATGCCTGTAAATGTAACGGCTGTACCACTTGTAGGCGTAACAACAGAACTCAATGTATTGACAGACATAGTGCCTGTAGCCGCTTGCACAGTAATAGTGTTTGACCCCGCAACAGCAGGGGCGGCAAGTGTTACCGTTCCTGATGTATCGCCTGATATGACAAGTGAACTCATGTGTAATCCTTATGCAATGACCCAACGTGAGCCAGTTGGAAGAGTGACTGATTGACCAGACGCAATAGTGATAGGCCCAACAGAGTGGGCGTTATTACCTGCTGTGATTGAGTAGCTAGTGTTTACAGTTTTACCGTTCTCATAGAACACAGCATCACTACCTGTACCAGTAGCACCACCACTAGATACCCAAGCACTAGCTGCACCGTTATAAGCTTCTAACTTATTAGTGGTAGTGTTAAAACCTATAAGACCAGCAGTAGGGCTAGCAGGTCTTGTACCAGTTGTCCAAGGACCTTGTACAGAACCTACAGAGAACGTACCACGAAGAGAAAATATATTAGCAGCAGTAAATGTGTTAGCTTCATCTAGCTTAGGCAAATCATTAAGACTGGCTGAGACTAAACGCAACTCAACTTTATCACCTGTAATCCAAGCAGAAGCAGTTGTGTTGTCTTGAGCACGAGTAATGGTAAACGTGTCAGTACTTCTAGCAGTAACTTTAATGATCTCAATTGTTCCAACAGCGTTAGCAAGAGTACAGTAGAAGTAGTCTCCAGCACTTAGTGTTGGAAACAATGCTCCTTGACCTGTAGCAACAGTCAAGCTAGTAGCAGAGCTGTTAATGCCAGCCGCCAGTGTTGACGAGGCATTGTTAGTAAACTTCATCACCATAAAAAATTCTCCTTAACCAACAGTGATTGTCCAAGTCAACAACAGTCTGTCTTGATCCTGTTTACCAATTGTAGTAAACACAATATGAGACAACATTGTTCCACCAGAGACAACGTTATTAAAAATACCTGCTTCAGAAATAGGACCAGTACCTACACCAGGTAGGTAGTTCTTAACCAAAGTAATTACGTTGTTAGCTATGGTTGCAGAGTCAAACGAAGTACGAAGTATTTCTGTTTGCAAAGCTGTGTCAGTAATAACAGCAGCAGTAGTGCCTGTACCAATAGCTACAGCGTTAAATGGAGTAGTGCTGTTATTAATAACAGCGTTAGCTAAAAAATTCTTTCCGACTTGAACAATCAAGTTCTTTTTGCTAACGACAACAACATCGTTTAGCTTTAGCTCTACTTCACCTAACAGACTAATTGTTTCGTTCATTTGTTAAGACCCAAAAAATTTATGGCAGAGCCATTTAATGCAGACGGAGAACTATGTATTTTAAAAACATAGGCTTCTACTACGCTAACTGAATCTGTTTTATTTGTTTCACCCCAAATGAAATGATCTGATTGTTCTGGTCTTGTAAACGGAGGAGCTTGTTTGTCAGCTACACCGTGTACAAAGTCTTGGGGCTGTCGTATCTCCCAATCCCCACTACAAACCATTAGACCATCCCAACGCATTTGTAGTTCGCTGTTTTTATACTGACGACCACAAACGTCACAGATGACGTTCCAACTTCCGTTATCCCATCTAGGTTTGTACGACATTATTGCACTTCGGTTGTACTATACACGGGCAAGTCTCCCAAAGCAACTAACGTGCTTCCAGCACTTGTAGTCACAGTCATAACAAGACGGTAGGTAACACCAGCTACACCATTCTGTACTTGTTGATATACCTTGTTCCCTACAATAGTAACTGCACCAGACAACAAACTAGACGGACTAGCATCAACACCATCTACAACAATTACAGAACAGGAAGCTGTAGACAAAGTTTCTCCTGCCGCTAACGTTTGACTAAAGTCAAAAGACAGAGGCTTTGTTTCAGCAACAAACTTGTAGGAAAAATATTCAGCCATTTACGTCATCCTATTTTGTAATTACTATGTTGGTCTTCTTTGGTTTGACTAGTATGTTATTAAAACTAGCAAACACTTGAACAATAACTTTCTTGGTAGGGACAATTATGGTGTCCTCAATATTAGCAACTATCAATCTATAAAAATAGACGACAACACTAGTATAAACGGTTGTTACTAATAACACAAACCTTGCAGTGATAGTGTTGACGTAAGAACTTGTAGTAGACACAGCAAGAAGAATTAAAGCTCTAATTTTTTGTATTGTTGCTGTAGAAGTAACCGTAGCAGCTATTGTTTTAGCAAAAGTCAATAACCTAACCATTGTGTTTGTTGTAGTTACAAAAACACTTAGTGTCCTAATAAACAAAAACCCATAAAGTAATGTTGAGGTATTACTTACAGATGCAGATACTTTTTTACCTACAACTTTAATAAACAAAACAAAGCTAACACAAGATGCAACAACTGCTTTATTAGTTCGTTTTATTAATGTTACAGAATTAGTAGATACAACACTCAAAGCTTTTAACAATAATTTAATAACACTAATAGTAACAGTAGAAGTCGTAGTAGCAGACACTAATTTTGCAATACGTTTAATAATGTTAACTATAGAAGTACTAGCAACAGATATTACTTTAAAGGTTTTACGTATTAATGTGCTAGTGTTTGTAGACACAACAACAATAGTTTTGCCAACAAATTTAACTACTGTTGCTGTAGAAGTAGAAGTAATAGACAACAGTTTTAAATAAGCAAAACTAGCTACTAAAGAACTAGTAATAGTACTTGCGTAACTAAGGGTTGTACTCACAGCTTTAAACAAAGAAACAATGCTATTAGTAACAACTGTTTGTGTTGTTTGAATTGCTTTAAAGACAGTGTTAGTGCTTGCAACAACAACAGACAACAATCTTAAAAACACAAAAGAGGTTATTAAAGAATTAGCAACGCTGCTTACATAACTAAAAGTTTTGTTAATTTTGTTTGTTATTGTGTTTGTACTAAGTACTCCGTTTGTTGTGCTTGCAACAGAATCATTTATAGCGTTGCTGTTTATAGCAAAGTTGTTTAAAAACCCATAGCTAATGTAACTGGATACAGTTAGTATGACGTTTACTATTCTGTTAGCTAACAGCGTTACAGTGCTAGAACTAAGCACAGTTAAAAGTTGTTGTAGTGTTACGTTGCCACTAGTGGGAATAGAAGCAAAAGGAGTTTGAGCATAAGCAGAAATGCCAAACATTTTGTTTTAATACGCTTCAAAAATAATTACGCCGTTTTGACCAAGGCCAACTGTTGTGCTACCAATACTTCCACCGCCTCCAGCCCCGTATCCAATACCATCAATTCCATTGTTTATAGCAGCACCAACAGCATATCCACCTGCACTAAACATATTGCTACCGCCAAATCCAGATTGTTGTGTTGCAACTGTTGTTGCACTACCAAACGCACTACCACCATATCCACCACGAATATTTATATCTCCACCAGTGGCACTGCCACCAAGACCGCCAGCAGTAAAAGATGCGGCATAGGCAACAGAAGTGCCAGCAGTACCTCCAGCACCCGTAATATCTGATGCTAAGGTATAAGTGCCAGATGTTACAAAATTAGGCTGACTAACGGCATTAACAGTGTAAGTAAGTGTTTGTCCAGCAGTTATAGCAAGCCATTTAATTGCAATACCACCAGCACCACCACCAGAACCTCTTTGAGATGTAGTACCACCACCATTGCCGCCTTTACCAACTGCGGTAATTTTTAACCATTGCGTATTTGCGGGTGCTGTATAAGTTGCCCCTGTGCCAGATGTATATACCTGAGTATCTTTAGCTAATACTCCAGTAGGCGCAGCCCACGATGCTGTTGTGCCGTTGGAAGTAAGTACATATGTGCTTGTGCCAATACCAAGTCGTGTAGCACTGTTTGTGCCATTACCAACAATTAAATCACCAGTTGTAGTAATAGGTGATAAATTGTTAAATGCACCAGATGCTGTAATTGCATTAGTACCACCTTGACCAATAGTAACTGTAGCATTGGTTGTTAATATACTACACGCTATATTTGGAAGTGTAAAAGTTTTTTGTGATGTAGCGGGGCCAGAAAAGTTAACAAATCCATTACCAGTACCGCCATTGGCAGATGGCAAGATTCCAGACACATCAGCAGTTAGAGAAACAGCACCAAATGATGGTGCGCCAGAGGCATTACCATGCAGTACCGTAGATGTTGTTCCAAGGCCTGATACCACCGTTGGAGCCGCACCAACACCACCACCAAGCACAATGGCATTAGCAGTTAAAGAGGCAGATGTTGCCCATGTAGTACTACTTGAAAAATAAGGAATACCGCCAGAAATTCCCGAAATAGTAAAGGCTGGTGTTGTTGTTGGATTTCCAACAGAAACAATACCACCAGTCCATCCAACACTTGTAACTGTTCCTGATCCACCACCTGACGCAGCAATTGAAATAGAACCATTACCATTTGTGATGGTTATGCCAGTTCCTGCCGTCAAAGTGGCTTTGGTTAACGTATTACCTGTACTGTTACCAATAAGAAGCTGACCATCAGTGTATGTAGTCTGACCAGTTCCACCTTGAGTAATATCTACTGTACTAGTAACAGCTTTACTAGCTGGATAAGTAACAAATACATTTACTGTTCCAGAAAAAGTAACTGCTGATCCAGAATTACTTGATGACAATATTGTTGTTCGAGTTAATATTGTAGCTAATGAATTAAGTGTTCCTAATCCAACTTCCCAATTACCAGAAGCGTCTGTAGAAGAATAGTATGTGGTGTTGTTTGCACCTACACCAGCACTAAAAGTTCTAAACCCCGCAACAGCACCAGACAGAGTAAAGCTTACCGTAGTGACAGCAACAGCAGTTTCTTGTACTCTATCAGCAACAACTAAAGCCATTTAAAACTCCTTAACTAAACTGAGTCTTAAAAGTGAATTGAATAGAGTCGCCAGAATTTAAATTGATTGTTGAGAAGTCACCCTTGACAAACAAGTTGCCAACAGTAACAGCATCAAACAAACCAGCATTGGTAATAGCAAGAGTACTACCAGCAGTCTGCGTACCAACTACTTGATATGTGTCATTGGTTGTAGAAGTTGTTTGTTGTGTGCTAGTACCTGTTTGACGAGTACCTGTTTCAGTAAACAAAGTTGTATCAGCAGCAGCAGTTGTACCTGCACCAGTACCATAAGCAACGTACAAAGGTTCTGTACCACTACCTTTAATACGGTTAGTTACGATAGCTCTACCAGTGTTAACTAAGAGAGTAGCCATTTTTTAATACTCCAAAAAATACGTTTCAAAGGGTTTTTGTGCCAGTAACTAACAACACCAAGATGCTCTATAGTGCCATCAGCACGAGTGATGACAGCACTAATTTGAGCTTCTTTGGCGTTACTAGGAACAATCATTTTAGCCATTGTTAAGACTTGTCTGTTTTGTGATCTAACTTGTCAAAAATCTTATTGATCATTTCTTTAAGCTCTCGAATATCACCTTTGTAGTCGTCTTTAGTGACGTACTCTTTAGGAAGATCTTCTCTAAGCTTAGCCAGATCAGCTTTAAGTTCTTTGACAGCAGCCCACAGTTCACGAGCAAACCAGCCCGTGACTGAGGAAATAAGAGCTAGTGCAGCGTTCAAAATAGTTTGGTAATCCATTTTTAAACACCTTACAAATTAGTACCTTGTTTAACTAACTCTAAGATAACGGAAAACACCTGAGTACCAGATGTCCATCCAGTAGTCTTAACAAGAATAGCGCCAGTCTTACCAGCACCAGAGTTGTTAGTTAGTCCACCAAAGTTCCAAAACATCAAACGACCACGACCAGCTAGAGGCATGATGATGACATCGGTTGTAGCATCCCACAACAGTTGTACTTCTAATTGATCGCTAATTGAATAATCAATGTGATCAATACGTACTTGTGTAGGTGTAAACCCTATGCCACTTTGATTAATGTCAGACATTACAACAGCGTTTGTTAAAGCTAAGTCAGAGGTATCAAGTACCGCTGTTAGTTTAACAATTGCGTTGCGTTGACCTTCTTCAAGGATTTGCGTTGTAAATGAGTTAGCCATAGCTACCTCCTATTAACGTGCAAGTTCTTGGGCAGCTAAAACAAAGTCAGTAGTCAATGTATCAGTTGCTGTAGGAGTAATCTGAAACACTGGACTTAACAAAGCATTAGTTAAGGTAGTACCAGTAGAACCAATAGTAGGTGCTGTTACACGAGCATCAGGACCCATATCAGTAGAGCTAGTACCAGAAAAACAGATTAAATCTGTACCATCATAGTAGAAACCTACTTCTACAAAAGAGTTTGCTATGGCAGTTGCAACACCTGTTACTAATGTAGTAGCAGTGCTATTAACAGTAGACACCAAGTTAATAGATGTAGATGAAGCAGCTTTAGCAAACCACAAACCATCAGTAGCAGAAGAACCTGCACGCAAACCTGCATAATAAGAAACACTTCCTGCTACAGCAGAAACTTTAAAACGAACAACAAACCAAGCTCTATAGCCAGCTATAAGTTGTATAAAAGTACCAGCTTTGTATGCGGCAGTAGCAGTAGTAGCTCCACCTGGAGTAAGAACAGCTTGTCCACCAACAGCGTTAGCTACAGCAAAGGTAGATGATGTACCTGTTATTGTGTAGTCTGTACCAATCAATGTATTGAAATCATTACTATAGGTAGAGCTACCAACAAATTGACCACTTCCAGTGTGGAAGGGATCAGGAAAAGGATACGAGTACAAAGGCTCGTTGGAATACGCAGTGGACAGACCACTATAGAGGCGGGTTGGATTTGACATGATAATTCCTTTGACGTTGTTTAAAACAACGCCCAACTAAGGGCGTCATTGGAAGATTGCATTCTATATTACATTTTCTTTTTAGGCATCATCTTTTTAGCAGCAGCCATTTTTTTAGCAGCAGCCATTTTAGGTGATTTGTGGGGAACTTTTTCTTCACCTTTAGCTGTAGCTTTAGCATCAGGCTTCATACCCATCTCTTTGCGTTTTTCGTATCCCATAATCCACTCCAATTTATAAAAAGAACCCTCTCTTTTTAGGGAGAGGGCATGTTACTAATAACAATTACGGACCGTTAGAACCGTAGATAGCACGAGGATCAGACCATCCAAAGCTATAACGCTCGTAGCCTTTGGCTTTAACGTTCATAGTGTCAAAGTCATTGTCTTGATCAAACGTGACAGCGTGACGCTCGTAGTACTTCAAACCAGTACCACCAGGGATGGTGTTACGGATAAACCAAGCGTGTGGGCTTGTGAAGTAGTGATTCACTTTAAAACCACCAGGGATGTAATTGCCAGACTTAATGACGTTGATGTCATTGTTGGCATTACCTGTTTGGTAGCTAGAGTGAAGGATACGCTGAGCGTTAAAGATCTCTTGACGAGCAATGTGCAAGCTGTTTGGTTGAATAGCAACTAACAAACCACGGTCGTTTTGAAAGCCCATGATTGCGATAACTGCGTCTTCCAAAGAAGCTTCAGACAAGTCAACATCAACTGCTGGCTTGTTAGAGTATGTACCACCAGATGTATTGGGGTGTGCGGTAGAGCACAAAGCTACACCATCACCACCCAAATATGTGCTATTGAAAGCACGGTTGTACACGTTAGCAGCAATGTTTTCTTTCGTTTGACGGAAAGACATTGCCAAAGCAGCAGCACGCTTCTTAGACACTTGCTCATACAAGTTGTCGTCCATTTCTTCTTTGGTCACGATATAACCCATTGCGTAAGCAACGTGTGTATAACGAGTTGTGAAGCCTTGGATTTCAGAGTCGTATGCAGTACCTTGACCTTCAGACTTGATAGGAACCAGACCGAAGCCAGACAATTGAACGTCTTCTTCGTAGTTCATAGTAGAAGTGTCTTTGTCAAACAAGTCTACGTACTCTTCTGGGTGCTCATTGTAAGTTTGACCCCACCAAGCTTTAATGCCAGGCCACAATGCTTTGGGATGTGATGCGGTAGTAATTACGCCAGCCATAATGTATCTCCTTTATTAGACTGCAAGGTAGTTCACGACAGAGCCAGAAGCTGCGCCGATAGTACCGTATTCGTGATAGTTGAACTTGCACAAAACACGGACATAAGGACTAGCTGCGCTGGTCACTTGGTTGTCGCCTTTTTGCACAGCACCCAACAAACGGATTGGCAAAGTAGCCGTAACAGCAGGACCTGTAAGGACCATGTCTGAATACGGAGCACTGTTGCTCAATGACGATTGGTTTGCAGCAGAGATAGTCACAGCAGCGTTTAATGACAACTGAGCTTGAGTAGCACCAGTGCTATCAAACTGAGCTTCAAACAACACAAAAGGATCATCCACAACATACAAGTAACGAACGCTAGTACGAGTACCAGCAGCAATGTATGCCTTTTCCAAAGACAAAGAGTTACCAACCAAGCTCACACCTGGATCAGCAACACGAATGCCCACAATAATGCCCAAGGGCAAAGCTGATGTAGTAGTTGCGCCACCCCACTTCTGAACATAGCGAACACCGTTCGCATCTGAACCAGAAGCAGACATCACGCAATCACCGATTGCATAGCTATTGGAAGTGTCAGAGGTAGGGATAGCGTACAGACGACCCTGCTCGTTCCACTTGCCACCTAGCAAGTTACCAACAGGGCTAAACCCGTTGGCTTTGTTCACGTTAGCCATTTAAGACTCCTTTAAAAACATTTAAGAGGTAACTTTGATTCCGTCCCTAGGGCTGTAGAACGATGGATTTTCTCCAGTGATCTTGCCCTTACGAATAGAAGCGTCAATGCGATTGTTCTTAGCCTGAAGTTCAGCTTGATCTTCCTCGTACCATTCTTGCCGAATCTTCATTAGGTAGCCGTATTGCTCAGTGCCTTCAGCACGAGGGTTTACGAGGAACCTAATTCTTTCTCCAAGGTCACCGTTACGGCTAACCACATTCTCACTCACGCCTCCCACTTCATCAGGACGGACAAACTCGTAGCCACTATCCATAGCTGCTTGTATGCGTCCACCTACATCAGTAAGTACATGTAGATGGTATCCAGGTATCTGTGATTGGACACTAATCTTTGCTTCCGTGCCGTTAAACACGTTACGTTTTTTTCGAGTTGTACCGTCTACCGCTGGAACAGGTGCAGTAGCTACTGCTTCTCGTTCTGCTGCTTTCTCAATAAGACGATCACGTTTTTCAAACTCATTTAGTGCTCTTGGCATAGTGTATTCCTTTTTTAAGTTAAGTTAAGAATTAATTCCAGTCAAAGTCAGCTACGTATTGTTCACGGGTCATAAGCTTTTGCTTAACAAACCGATCACAAGCTGCCTTTGCATCAGAGGGAAGATTGTCATAAGTCTTGGCACTACCGCTACTGCGGCCTGTACGACCTGACCCAGACTCCACTCGACTGGCTGGACTTTGTTTTTTACCAAACTTATTGGGGAATTCCTCTGCTAACACTTCATCAAGCTTTTCTAGAAATTCGTCACCTTTAAGCGAGGGATACTCTAATCGAAGACTTTCGCCAATACCGTTAGCTACAGCAGTCAAACGTTTATCCTGACCAAACCATGTGTTGCGATCTAACCACACTTGCAGACCTGGGTCAACAGCGGGAGCACTTGGTTCTGGGGTAGCAGGAGCTTTGTCTGCATCCTTAACAGCTTGCTTAGCTTCTTTGAGTTCGTCTTTCGCTAGGTCTAACGCATCATCTAGGGCGTTGACTTTCTGCCCGTCCCCATCGCTAATAGCTTGAGCACGGCTTTGTTTAATCTCTTGAATACGCTGTTCGTATTCTTGGGCTTTACGCTCGTAGGCTTCTCTTTGAAACTTTTTAAACTCTTCTGCGGCTTCCCGAAATTCCTTTAGTTGCTCTTTTGTAGAGTTTAAGTCTTTAATCAGGTTCTCATTATTCTTACGCAGAATAGGAAGAATTTCACGACCACGCTTTACAAAAGTATCAGCATCAACCCAGTCAGACTCGTTTCCTCGGAAGCGTTCTTTTGGAACCCAACCTTGAGACTCAGCTTCCCGAACTACTTCTGGGGCAACTTCGTTACTAGTAACATTTTCTTCGCTCATATCTTACTCCTGTTTTTTAAAACGTGTCAATCAAACTTTGGCTAAGTACGGATCAACAAGGTCTACGTCAGCATCTAAAGTGCCTGTAACGTCCTTGTCGTTGATCATTCGGTATTCGCTTCCATCCTTACCAAGGTAAAGCAAACCAGCATACTTAGCAAAAATAATCTTGTCCCCAACATTGCACCAAGGTGCAGGTTCATCGGCAAAACATTCATTGCCCATAGCAATGACTATTCCTGTGGTGTTAGCCATCTGTTCACGTTCTTTGTATTTACCACTGGTAATAACAATACCGCTTTCAGACATCTCTTTGATCTCTTGGGGTTTAACCAAAATTCGCCAACCAACGGGGTTTATTCCTGACACATTACTCATAGCTAGATTCTTTCTTTTGGATAGGTTCAAACAGGTCTTCGTACTCAAGGTTAAGAATAATTGCGATTGCTCGGCATCTACCTTTAACTTCAGCTTCGTCTTCAAACGAACCGTTAATCAAACCTTCTTTCATTGCTTCTCTGTCGTTCGATAAAGACTTCATCAAACGTTTAGTAACTGGGTGATGTTTCCATTCATCAAAGTTACTATGGCTTACTGGCTCCATTCTTTCTCCTTAGTTACATGGGTAGTTGCGGCATTCCTTGTTGAGGCATTTGTGGTTGCCCTTGAGGTTGCTGCTCTTCTTGTCCTTGCGCCATTTTGTCGTAAACAGAATCCATAAGTTTGATAGCACTTAGGACACCTTCACGCCGTTCACGTTGCAAAGCAATTTGGGTATTAATCTCTTGGATACGCATCTTTTCGCCTTCAGTAGCAATACCTATCTTGATTGCTTCTGCTTCGGCTTCTAACTTCTGGATTTGAGCTTGGTTCAGTTCTGCTTCGCCCATCAGCTTCAACAGAGCCATCTTCATAGTCAACTGGTCAGAAGCTTGTCTAGCTTGTTGTCTAAGTTGTTCAATCTGAACTTTGGGATTAACAGGAGGAGGTACTGCGTTAGGTCCTTTGGGATCTGGCAGTATTTTGTCAATGTTTGATACCTTGATAGCTTTTAAGAAAGCGTGTTCTGCTTCATAACGGTTGTATAAACCAGGGGTTGCAGCCACTCGACCAGCAATAGCCATAGCTTGATTCAAACGTTGGGCATCAGATGTGATGCTTGGATCAGCAGTAGGCATAACATCAGTTACGGGACCTTCGTAGTCAGTAGCCAACACAATACCAGTGCCTTTGGCATTAGATACGTAAGGAGTGTTCTCTGTAACAAAGATCTGATTCAAACGATACAGCTTACGGAATTCTTGTTTCAAACTACGGTGAGTACGTTTAAAGATACCGTTAAATATCTTCATACCTTGTTCAGCCATAGTGCGGGTAGTTTCAGCAGGAGTGTTTTGTCCTGGATTTTGACCAGACAAAATATCTACAGATCCACCAATACGTTCACCATAGTTGATTAACAGATTTAACAGAGTGAACATAACCTGAGAAGGTTCACGAACTGGGAGAGGAACAATACCTTTACGCAGGTCATCCCCAGTGGTGTCTACATGCTTCCACTCCATTGGGTTGAAGGAGTAGTTACCACCACGAAGCTTAATACCACGGCTAAGAAATCCACCAGCAGTGTTAGCCATAGTGCCAGCATCCACCAACTGGTTGATGATTGTGTTGATTGATTCGTTGAGTGGTCCAAGTAAAACTCCAAAGCCTAAATCGTAAAAACCGCCATCAGGAGAGGGAACAAAAGGATACTTAGTAAAGTACTGCTCAGCTTTGATACTGAGAACTACATCGCTCTTGTTGCGTTCAATATCACCTGTACTGTATCTAGCAACAATACGAGCAACTTGTTTATTGTCTCTACGCACGTACACAATGTAAGGTTCAGCATATCCATCATCATCAAAGTCAATATAGCAATGTTGCTCTAAGATTTCAATTGGAGTGCTAGAGTCATTAGGCTCAGGTGGTTGCAAGCCTTGAGCTTTGTCTTGGGCATTTTGCAACGGGTTACCCATAGCAATAGACGAGTATTGCTGTTGACGACCTTCAGATATATCTAACCACAATCCACGAGCAACACGCTCATAGATTTCATTCTTAGACATTTGAAGAACGTGAGTAACACGAGGAGCTGTTTCTAAGCTCTTAGCCCAGTAGTTGACTACCAAGTCTTTGGCTAACACGTTTTCAGAGATGTTGTGCTTTTTGATAGGATCATAGTAAGTCTTCTTAAATGCACAACCAATAATAGGTTGGGTAATAAGAACCTTGTCCATCTCTGATTCCCAATCCTCGTCTTCTTCAAGGAGTTGGTAGCTCATGTGTTGTTCAACACGGGTAGAACGCAAAGCACGTTCACCGTCTTTGTCATCTCCAACAACACGGCATTTAACTGGCAAGTCGCTATCAATCAAGACGGGGTAGCTACGAGCATGATATTGCAGTGCAGCAATAGTGATAAGAGGGAACTTAACGTTAGAAGCATTAGCCCAAGGAAAGTTTTTAGTCTCGGCTACTTGCAAAGCAAGCTTTAAAGAAGCTTCAGTACGTTTTTCCCAACTAGATCTGGACAATAAGTCATTGTCAAAGTCTCGTACACACTGAACCCCAATAGTAGTCAAGTCTTCTTTAGAAAGCTTGTCAGCAATGTTAGCCTCATACACGAGGTCATTAATATCGAATTTATCTTTGAGATTCATTTTTAATATCCACAAACAGCAGAACGACCAGAATCTAACACATTATTGTCTCGAACAAAAGCCTCGTACTCTTCTTCTTCCAACTCTTTTTCGGTTGGAGCTTCCCACATCCTATCGAGCATTAACCCCAAGTATGCCCAAGCATCTACCTGGTCGTCATGCTTATCCCTAGGAAATCTAAGAAGCTCATCCTCAAAGCTTTGATACCAATCAGCGTCCTTATCGAACTTACAAGCCCCACTTCTCATTCGAGCTTGAATACTTCTAGCACGGGTAAGTTTGTCTCCACTAGGCTTGAGCAACACAGTGTTGATGAACTCTCCACGCTTAAGCATCTCCTCATTGAGATAGGGGCCAATGGCTTTTTGGATCGTTCCCTGTTCGAGTCCAAAGAGTACGGGCTTATAAATCTTTTGCAACATCAGAATTGTATCCACGATTTCTAAAGCATCCATACGTGCTTTGACAACGTGTTTACAGTACAGCTTTCCTTCTTCGTCCATACCACCAACCACAAAGGCAGAGTAGTCAGCCCGTTGGGATTGAGATACAGCCAAGTCACAGGTAGCGTAGTAGACCAACTTCTTCTTGTGGTCTTCTGCTTTCATGGCAACAAAGTCTGTGCTTTTAAAGAAAGTGTCAGTAATGTCCAAAGGAACATTAAGCATCTCTTGGGAGTAGACATCAGCTAAACCTTGGCGTACATAGTCTTCTTTGAGCATCCTGAACTCAGCAGCAGACTTCATTTCAGGCCAAAGCAAAGTCTTAAAGTCATCCGTGTGAGCACGGTACTTAACTGATCTCCACGGCAGAACATTTGTAGAAAACTCTCGTAAGTCTTCTCGAACTAATTGCTTGATACCTTTGTGAGCACCTAACTGAGAAGCTGGCATTAAGTTCTCAAGTAGACTATCCAAATGAAGGATAGTGCCTACTATACGTATCTTTCCAGTTGAAGAGACACAGGGAATAAGAGCACCATAGAACCAACGCTTAAACTTTTGACGTCTGTCTTTGTTCATAACGATCTCGTCATTCTCCATATCATCCCCGATAATTAAGTCTGGACGGAGGTTAGCCCATTTCAATCCACGAAGCTTCTGCTCAGAACCTTTGGCTTGGATACGGAATGTCCACCCATCTTCCAACTCAACAATTAAGTCATCTTCGGTATCTTTGGGGAATTCTTTGATACCAAACAGAGAGCGTAGATCATCGTTCTCTAGCAGTTCTTTCTTGATGTCTCCTAGGAACTGTACAGCTTGGGTAACAGTATCCGAAACAATAAGAACGTATCTAGACTCCCTAAAGAGGACAGATGCTAGGGTGTAAGCATGGGTTACAGCAGTAGATTTAGCGTGATAACGAGGAGCAGCTATGGCTACTTGCTTGCTGTTACTAGTAACAAGATCCCAGATTTCCTTATGAAACTGGGGGGTAGCAGCAGGTTTATCGAAGTTCTTTCTCAACACGGAGTTGACAAAGCCCTCCATAACATCAGCATTAAGCCGAGACAACTTTAGCCTCTACGTCTATAGGTACGGCATTGCTCATCTTGTTACTGGCAAACTTAGCAAACTCTTCAGACAACTTGAGGAGCCTATCGTCAATTGTCTTTTCCAATTCTTCTTTGATTGGGTTCTCGTTGAGCTTTTGTTGCTTAGTCAGTAGCTCAGTTGTAATCTTTAAAGCCACATGAGCCTTGACTGGAACACGAACAATCTCCCCAGTTTTTTGGTCAAATTGAGCATCACCTAAGTCAAGTCTGTCTTCAGTAGCTTTGAGAGCTTTGTTGATAACCCGCTTGAGGTTAGAGTCCATTTGTTGGACATCTTCAGTTTGAAGCTGAAGAGCGTATTCTTTAAACCAGTCTGTCTGTTTCCAAAGCTTAAGGGTAGGTAAGGGTATACCCGTAACAATAGCTGTCTCAGACATATTGCCAAGCATCAAGTAAGTACTGACAGCTTGGAGCCTTTGGTTCTGTGACCAAACAGATTTCTTGTATCTCTTGTCTTTGGAAGCTCGTCTTTGCATATTACTTTTTAGCAGTCTTGGCAGATTGTTTAAAAGCTTTAGCCGTAGGAGCACCTTTGGTTCCTGGGGTACGCATTTTTTCCCCAGATCCTTTGGCTATACGTTTCTTTTTGGCATGTATGTTGGCATACAAACCTTTGGGTTCTTTACCTGTATTGATAGTCATATCAACACTTCCACTTCTTAAGAGCTTTGTTAATCCTTGAATCAGGATCTTTGGCTTTCTCTGTGCCAGTCAATTTCTTTTTCATGCCACCCATACGAGCACAGAAGGAATCTTTACGAGAACCACCTTCGGGTTGAGGAGGTTTAAGGTCATGTCCTTGCTTCTTAGCTGAAGCTCGACCTTTAGCGTTTAAGCCACCTGACTCAGACTTACCTTCTTTACGTTGCCAAGCAGGACTTTTTTTACCAGTTGCCATGTTTTTCCTTTAGTTGGAAGCGGGGGCCAGATTCGCACTGACGACCTGATGCTTATGAGACATCCGAGATACTCCTTCTCCACCCCGCTATGGACGGGACTATAACAGCTATTCAATACTATGTGTCTGTCACATACGTGACTAGATAGGATATTTATTTTCAGTTTGTGTACCTTCAGTGGACTTGACAAGGTTTTTGAAAACTTGGACACTGAGGGCTTCTTTCTTTTACTGTTTTCTTTCTTAGGTTCAGGTATTAACAACCACATGTTTGATGCGAGTCTTAGTAAAGACGAGCATCTATATATAACCTAGTAGTAACCCCCCTTTGTTTAAAAATATGCAGCAGGGTTATAAACCTTGATAAATCAATTCAAACATAAAACAATTTGCTCCCCCTCCCCCTCTAAATAACTATAAAGCATATACACATATAAATATATACATACCTATCTATATAGCTATTAGTAGTAAGCGTTATAGAGCAGCTATATACATCAATAACTTAGGCCACTGTTGTATCTCGTTGTTCATCATCTAGGCTATTCGTTGTTTATGTATTTAATACGGATACGGATACAGCATCTACCTCGCACAATCCTAACATTGTGTTCGTCACTTCGTCATCGTTGTACTAATAACTGTGCTTGCCTCACACAGACGATGAAGGGCTAACCGCTTGGTCTAAAGCTGACTCTTGTACGTCTGTATCGGCTATCCCTCCGAGTATTGTGTTGGATACGCTCCGACTGACATAGTGCTCCTCGTTCCTCAAAGGGCTCCGTGACTAACCATGGTACTTTGGTACTCAACTTGTAAAGACGAATTTTCTATTGTTGTCAGTTGCGTAGCAACTATCCTAGGTCGCCTCGTCAAGGCTGTTCGTTGTGTGCCACAACCTGTGGACAACAATACAAAATCCCCGCCTTCGGCGGCTAAAGGTCTTGACAAGTCGAGGCTCCCCAAAGTTCCCTGCTTAGGTCACGCAGCGCATAGGGCGTTGGGTGATACAACCAACTTAGGAGTTCGACCATGCAATTATCCTTTCATTCCCTCTTAGCTTCAGCTCAGGAAGTAGACTTCTTCACTGACATCATTCTCGACACTGGCTTGTCTGGTGACCTCGAACCAGACACTTCATTCGTTACAGAGTTAGAGAGTATTCCTCAAGCAGCTCTTCTGGAAGAAGAGTTAGCTGCTACCGAGGAATGGTTTGAGCTAGAGTTAGCTATCGAGCTTGAGGCAGATGTGGGTACAGGACCACATCCTGAGTTCGAGATACATTCTGCTTGCGAGCTTCGCAACATGGCTAAGCACCTTGCTCAAATGATGGTGTACGACCTAGACTTTTAACTACCGCCCGCTTCGGCGGGTTTTTTTTCTACTCCGCTATGTTCTTAGTAACAACCTTGGTTTGCAACAGTATGGTCTTAGCATTATCTTGTCGTATGAGCTGAGCCAAGCTCTTTTGGTAGCTGTGCGCTTGTGGATTGCGCCCCCCGCTTCTCGTGCGGGGTGACCATCGGTCGCTCTCTACGTTCGCTCCCTTGCACAAACCACGCCAGTCGCTGCGCTTCGCTTGCTTTGTGTCATGGCTGCGGGGCTTCGCCCTTTGTGCCTTGGTCATCCTTCGGACTGCGCCCCTGCGGGGCTTGCCCCTTACTCTCAGCTTCTTTGAGGGGGGCGAATCCCCTTCACTTCATCAACCTCAAGGAGCTAAAAATGGCACAGCAAAACGACTTCGACTTCAACGCTTTCAACAATCTTACTGAACGCAAGCCCGCTGGCTTACAAATCTTCCTCGCTCAGCAGCTTCTGTCCAACGCTCTCTGGAGCATGGAGAAGTTCGACAACCCACGTGGTGCTGATCTCAACAGCATCGTTGTTGACATCAAGGAGCTGCGTGCGTTGCTCAAGCAAGATGCTGCTGATCGTAAGTAACTTGTACAAGGTAGTAGTTCACTCTACTACCTTTTTTTTTGTTCCTAGTAACTTTCAAGGGGTTCATCATGAAGACAGTTCACATCGTAATGATTATTAATTTCGTAGTACTTTCTATCTGGGGTGGTTGGGTTTATACATTAGTTGCTAATGAACAAGCACTCAATCAACATCAATATCAATGCACCACTGATGCTGAGTGCGAAGAGGAAGAACTTCTCGTTAAGGAAGGTAAACAATCATGAACGACATTACCAACATTTACCAGGTCAAAACTGAAGTTAAGTATTCATTCTCAGATTATCTGGGTGCTGTACTTATGGCTTTAGCCATTGGTATTCCTTTTGCAATCTATTTCTGGAGAATGTAATCATGCTATTCCAAGCTATTTATCTTGACAACAATATGATTGTCAGACCTGTTGTCGATGGGATCACTGAGATCGAATGGTTACATGGATGCCGCTGCTGGTCAATCTCTCAATCCCAGTTTCAACTGAAGACTCAAATCGCTTCTGATCCAGACTTTAACCTCTTGACCTTTGAAGAGTGGAGCAACTTCATAAGCTCACTGGATGATCCTGGGATTGTTCCTAGTAACAGTTTTAGATCTACCCGTGTCATTCGTGACAAGTGGGACGCTAACAGAAAGGTGTATTGACATGAACGAGAACTATCTACCTATTTGTACCAATTGTTATGGTGTTCGGGTTGAACCACAACGTAGACACATGGCTCGTCCAACGTGTATGTCTTGTGGAGAAACCTTGGCACGGAAGGTGCAACACACCATAGCTCCAATCAACAAGAGCAACTATATGCTCATTAGCAACATGGACGAACTCAAACAACTCAACCCAAAGAGGACAACATGAGAATGAAAGACTTTCTTTTAGGCATTGAAGATGATCTACGTAGTAAGGGTAACTACTGCTGTTATTGCTTACAGCCTCAAGATGGCAAGATCTCTTGCTGTCAAGAGAATCATTTTGTTCCGTTTGATGATCTCTACGAAGAAGATCAAAAAGCTTTGATTGAAGAAGTTACTACTGAGTACGAAGCTTGGAGCAAGACTCAATAACGCTCGTCCTGGCAAGCCTTATCCCGCCACCAGAGGTGGCAGGGGCTTGCGATAGGACTCGCTTATGTTCTTAAGCGGGACTTGTCGCCTGCCCAACCGCAAGCGGGGGCAGTCGCCTTCGCCCTTTGTTCTTTTTACAAGGAGATAGTCATGCAATTAGATTTAGTTGATGAGATGAATTGGGAAGACAGTGACAAGGTTGAAATCATTTCTTTAGAGGAAGCTGGTCTTGAAGAAGCTCCTTTAGCTGAAGAGACACATCGTCACGGTCATGTGTTTCGTAATGGTATTCACGCATACCTTGATTGGTTTTTTGATGGATCAATAGAAAATGACGATTACTAAACACTGGTTCATAGAATCAAATGATTACGATGACACGCTGACTAGCGTTAACATCGACACCCCTTTTGAAGAAGAGGGGGATAGCCACAAGCAACTGGAGCTGTTCACAACAGAAGAACCACAGCTTGAAGACATCAGTTATTAGTAACAAACTTGAAAGAAAATTTTATGTTTCGTGTATATCTTTCTCAATTCAAACGATGGATCGAAAACGTTCCTGTTGAAGAAGCCTTAGTTTATAAAGAAGAAGGTTATATTGTAGAACGTATGAACTGGAGCACGCAATGAAATACATTGTCATAGCAAGTTACCGCAAACCAACTGAACCAATGAGTCGTCAGGATGCTGTGTACTTAGTCAAACAACTTCGCTCACAAGACATCAACTGTCATATCCAAGAGGTTTAGTCCGATAAGGTAGCATTTTTCCACAGTACTTTCTTAGAGAGTATTGTGTAGGCGATGTTGCCTGTGAGGGAGAAACAAATGGATGCTCACATGATGTCCACTTTGTATGCTGCTGCTACTGAGAGTCTTGTCTCAGATGCTTCAGCTACAAGTACATTCGAGAAGATGATAGCTGTAGCGTTTACGCACAGTTCAGTTGATACGTTTGCTAAAGACCTGCGTGACACTGAGAAACAAATCAAGAAAGAGTATGAAGTCAGTTCGATGCCTGGTCCTTGGAGATCAGCCAAGTCTGTAATCCACGGTGCTATGAAGCTCAGCATCAAGCTCATTGATGACAACGGAAACTATTGCGGTAAAACATTTCTTCAAAACAAAATCCGAGAACTGAAGACTCCCAAGGAAGAAATCAGTGCTGAAGACTACGCCAACAAAGTTATTAAGAACTTGATGAATGTCCCTGAAGGTATGGATGCTCTCAAAGTGTTCAAGCTTGTGAAGGAATTTGTGAATGCGAGTGGTAAGTAATGCTGACTAAAGGCATTGAGGTAATGAGATACATACGTGCAAGTGCTGGCAGAGCTGGCATTTCCGTTGTATTTGAAGACGCTAACCAACCTAGACATGATGGCAAAACCATCTATTTGCCTAGGATTGTTGCTAAAACCACAGAGCTTGAACTCAAACAGCTAATGGCATCAACGGATCACGAAGTGGCCCATGATCGTTACAGCTCGTTTGAGGTTCTCAAGAAAAAAGAACTTCATCCGCAAGGTATGTTGATGTTCGTATGGAACTTCTTAGAAGATTCCAGAATCAACTACATCGAAGCTTTGGAGTATCGTGGTTTTAAAGACAACTGGGATGATTGCAGCTCTATCTTGATTGAGGACATCCTTAAGAAAGCTAAGGGTCAAACATCACCAGCAGCAGTGATGATGACAGCTCTGTTTTGTTGGGAGGTAACCTTAACAGGTTCTATCTTCCCTCAGATAGAACTTGCTGTAAGCAAAGCAACTCCCAATAAAAAGGTTCTGGATGTTCTTAATAACTTTACTGATCGTCTTGCTGATTGCTATTCGATCTTGGATAAAGAATTAGGCTCTGAATCAACCTACCAATTGGCTCTAGACATCCTCAAAGAACTTGGTGAGGAATGCAAGGAAGAACTGAAGCCTAAGCCTGTCAAGGGTGATGGTGACGGTAAAGTTGCTAAACCTGGTGGCAAAGAAAAAACAGAAAGCTCTGGTTCATCTGAAGAAAAAGGTGATGGTGGAGAGAAATCTCCTCCTAAAGACAAAGAGTACAAAGTCATCAACATCAAAGTTTCTGAGGAAGACTTGGAAAAGTTTTCTCTTTCTATGCACAACGAAGATGGCACAGACATGGGTAAGGTCGGCATCAACTTTGAGCCTGTGAAAGAGAAAGGCGGTTGGGATCTAACTGATTACGACAATTTTATTGTTGTGGATTACCCCAAACAAACAAGTCCAGCAGACTATTTCTTAGTATGTAAAAAAAGCAACTTTCTCAGAGAGTATCGTAATGAAGTAGAGCCTAAGCTTGTGTCTCAAGAGAACTTTGCTCAACAGGTTCGTAAGCTGATCCAAATCAAAGCAAGAGTGCAACGACAGTACGGTGTTAAGAAAGGCAAACTAGATCAATCTAGGTTGTCTCGTATTTGTTTTGATGCACCTGGTTTCAACGAGCGTGTGTTTAAGAACAAAATTGACAACAAGACACTGGATGCTGCTATCACAGTATTGGTTGACATGTCTGGCTCTATGCAGGGCATGAAAGCATACTATGCACTGGCTTCTACATTGTTAGTTAATGAAGTTTGTTCAACTTTAAACATTCCTCTTGAAATTGTGGGCTTTACTGATGGAAAACTTAACTTATATACTGATTGGTGTCCAGTCATGTATATTTACAAAAGTTTTTCTGATTTAAAAGTTACTCCTGATAAATTGAAAGAGTATTTTGAGATAAGTAGTCAATGGATGCTTGGAAACCCTGATGGCGAAAACATTCTTTGGGCGCATGATCGACTGGTCAAACGCAAAGAGAAGAAACGCTTGTTAGTGGTTATGTCTGATGGTAGTCCAGCAGCTTCTAAAGCATCATCAGGAATAGGTAGGTTTACAGAGAAAGTAATCAGAGAGATAGAAGCTGCAAAGATTGTTGACATCTATGGTTTGGGTTTGTGTAGTACGGCAGTACAGACTTACTACAAAACACACAGCGTAGTCAATCAACCGCAAGAAATACCAAGCAAGTTGTTAGAACTCATAGAAAGGAAGATCATTAATGTCTGAACCAGAAACAAAATCAAAGGTCGAAGACCTTGTTAAATCAAAAATCAAAGAGGCAATGGAAAAACGTAAAGTCTCAACAACAAAAGTGATGGTTGATGAACTCCACGATAGCGCTGTAGACATAGTTGTTGCAGCTCCTCCTCCTTTTGAACGTCCTACGCTCAAACCAGGTCAAATCTATTTCTCTGACTTGTTCAAAGAGTTTTGGATTACTGACAAAGATGACTTTGGTGTTACTACGTTCAATGAAACTACTTGGGACGAACGTATTGCTTCATTTGTTCCTAGTAGCAATTCTGCCTACGTCTTTGACGAGAAATTGGCTGCAAACATTCTTAGAGCATGGGAGTTAAATGAAAAAGTACTCTGTTACGGGCCTACGGGGGCTGGTAAATCTAGTCTTATTGAGCAGCTTTGTGCTCGTACTGGTCGCCCTTTCGTTCGGGTTAATTGTACTGGGGACATGGATACCTCAATGATCTTTGGTCAGTTAACGGCTAAGGATGGTTCAACAATCTGGGTAGACGGTGCTGTAACAGAAGCTGTACGTTACGGTGCTGTGTTTGCTTGGGATGAGTGGGACGTAACTCCTCCAGAGATCTCTATGGGTCTTCAGTGGCTCTTAGAGGACGAAGGCAAACTCTTCTTAAAAGAAATGCCTGGAAGTACCAAAGACAAACAAATTGTCCCTCACGAGCATTTCCGTATCGTAGCTATTGGCAACACACAAGGTCAAGGCGATGACACAGGAGCACATGCTGGTACTAACGTTCAGAACTCTGCAACTCTTGATCGCTTTGGCACAGCAGTCTTTGTTGACTACCTCGAAGCTTCTATCGAAGAGAAGATGTTGACCAACAAGTTCCCAGACACTATCACCAAGAAAGCAGCTAAGGAGCTTGTCAAACTTGCTAACCTGATCCGTCAAGGTTACAAAGCAGGTCAGTTCAACTTAACGATGTCTCCACGTTCATTGTTTGGTATCTGCAACAAAGTTTCTTTTGGCATGACCTTAAGAACTGCATTCAATCTTGTTTACGTGAACAAGTTAAACGACACACAAAGTAAGGTTGCTGACGAGTTGTTTACCAAGATTTACGGCAACAAAGAAGTCTAAAACCACAAAACCACAAGGCTCTCCTGCGGGAGAGTCTTCTATTTTGGGCTTTAACTATGATCAAACACAAAATACTCCTTGACAACGCTCCGTCCGTAGTAGGACAGCAAGTACACATCAATCACGCAGACTGCGAAGCAGGTATAGACACCAAACGTAGGCTGTATATCAAACGTGAAGCTACTGCAATCGTGGCATATTGCCATCATTGCAATCAAAAAGGCTTTGTTAAAGATGTTGACGACAGATTGTCTACCTGGATCAACAAACCAGCAGCAACTGTTACTAGTAGCAATAAGCCTGTGATAGCTTCCCTTACAACTGAAGGTAGGGTATGGCTGCACAGTCACTATTGCGACACAACACACAGCAACTTCAACGGCATAGCAGGGGAGCGACACAAAGTCGCTCTCACATTACACGACACAGACAACCAGCCGATAGGCTGGCAGATCAGGAACCTTGCACCTAACGCAACACCCAAGTACACAACACATTACACCAGCAGCAGCTCCAAAGGAGATGCAGCTTGGTTTAAGGGCAACAACACACTAGTCATAACCGAAGACTACCTCAGTGCTTACCGAGTGAACAACGACACAGGCTATACATCTGTGGCGTTACTAAGAACAGCACTGTCAGATAAAACACTAAGACAAATACATGACTCAAACTTTGAGTACGTTGTTATTTGGCTTGATCCCGATGAAGCAGGTATACAAGGAGCAGCAAAGGCATACAAAAAACTAAACCACTTCCTACCATCAACAACAAAGATTATCGTGCTTGGCATAGATAAAGAACCCAAACAATGCACACCAGCAGAGCTGGAAAGCATACTCATTTAAAGGAAATAGATGGACTACGATGTTCTCTACCTTTGCTCTCAAAGCAAAGAGAACCTAAACAAATACAGGCGGTACATCAAACCGCATGTAGTGGTCAAAGAAACCAATGTCATCTTAGATGGCATGGACAAATACTACAAAACATTCCCAGGTGTAACTGAGTTCAACTGGGAATCTTTCTCTGCGTTCCTAATAGCAGATCAAAGCAAACGACTCACAGATGACTCAATCGTCAAGCTTCGCATGACATTGACCAAAGCTAAGACGTTTGTCCCGCACCATGCTCACGAAGAAGTAATCAAGACTCTTATAGAGTTGGACTACCTTGCTCAGATCATGGAGGAATGTGAGAAGGTCAAGGAAGGCTCTAGCGACCTTGAACACGTACACATACTTGCAACCAATGCTCTTAAAGATGTGGAGAGATACATTGAAAAAGACGAGTTGTTTGTTTCTGCTGATTTGTCTAGTATTGCTGATCGAATTACTAGCTCTGGCTATGAGTGGCGATTGGATGTTCTTAATCGTAGCCTCGGTCCTTTACGGACTGGTAATTTTGTTATTGTGGCTGCTAGAGTTGAGGTAGGCAAGACAACGTTTTTGGCTAGTGAGGTTAGTTACCTTGCACAGCAACTACCTGTAGACAGGCCAGTTGTATGGGTCAACAACGAAGAGGAATCTTCTGTTGTGTTCTTCAGGATTGTTCAAGCTGCATTAGGTCAAGAATCTAAAACAATCATTGCTGACTCTAAAACAGCTATGGACAGCTACACATCTCTCATGGGTGGTAACAAAGACAAGATACGTGTTACTAAAGACATGAACCATGTTCGTGACTTAGAAACGTTGTTTCGTGAGGTTAACCCAGGTTTGATTGTGTTTGACCAGCTTGACAAAGTAGATGGCTTTAACAAGTCTGACGACAGGGAAGACATCAAGCTTGGCAAGATCTACAAGTGGGCAAGGGAACTTGCTAGAAACTATGGCCCAGTTATTGCTGCATCACAGTTGTCTGCAACAGCAGTGGATATGAAAGACCCTCCGTTTATTGGCTTAGACGCTTTGCGTGGCTCTAAGACTGACAAACCAGGTGAAGCTGACGTAGTTCTAACAATCGGCAAGTACAAAGAACCCAAAAGTCCAGAGGAAGAAATGATCCGCACAATCAATGTTCCTAAGAACAAACTACCTGGTGGTGGTCCTAAGCACATGGAATCCGAACGTCATGGACAGTTTCTTGTCACTATTGATCCTATTCGTGCAAGGTATGAGTGAACGTTACACATTTGGTTGGTCAGATCCTAGAGGAGCAAGCATGACAAGTCCTACGTACAAAACAGCAATTGATGAAGCAGCAAAACAAATGCAACTGACTTTCTACAGCCCGTTTGAAGAGAACGTTCTTAAGATGGATTATGTTGGCAGCAGAGTAACTTGTGTACCAGCTCCCACAGATACAGATGAAGATGTGTTGGTTCTTACAGACAATGTAGTTAAGTTTATAAACAGTTGTACTAAAGCAGGGTTTGAAGAAACAGGTTCTTATGCAGGACCTGCTTTTTATTCTCTAAGACAAGGGGAAGTTAATTTAATCATCACAGACGAGGAGGAGTTTTACGAGAAGTTTATGCTTGCAACCCATGTGTGCAAGTCCTTAAACGTGTTAGACAAGCAGCACAGGATAACTGTGTTTCAAGCAATTCTTTATGGAAAGGCCTATGGAAAACCATGACCATAGCATTTGCAGCAATTGACGTTGAGACAACACTCAACGGCAACGAAGACGTAGGACTAGCTCATCCTATGCACCCTGACAACAAAGTCGTAGCTTATGGTATGTGTCTAAAATCACCACACACTACATATGATTGTGATACGTTTGATCTTTACATAAACACTCTTGATAAAGAGACCATTCTTTGCGGGCATAACATTTCTTTTGATCTGATGTATCTGTACAAAGAAAGCACAGCCTTAAAGTACAAACTACAAACACACAAGATCTGGGACACACAACTAGCAGAGTACATCCTGTCTGGTCAACGTACCAAATTTTCTAGTTTAGACGAGTTATCAGTAAAGTATGGTCTACCTATCAAAGACGATGGAATTAAAAAGTATTTTCAAGCAGGTCTTGGCTCTGACAAGATTCCTTCTGAAGAACTAATCCCATACCTAGAACAAGACGTAGCTAACACCCGTACTATTGCTAAAAAACAATACGAACTAGCTGTTGCTAGTGAACAAATTTGGCTGATTGAAAGCCAGATGGAAGCACTCCATGCAACCACAGAGATGCAATTTAACGGGCTGCACATAGACAAAACAAGGCTGGACACATACACAGTTGAAGTCGTAGACAAGTATGTGGAAGTCAAGCTTGACCTAGAAGCACTAGCAGCAGGTCATGTAGAAGACATCAACAGCCCTAAACAATGGTCACAGTTTTTCTTTGGTGGCAAGAAGAAAGTCAAAGTCAAAGAAGAAGTGGGTGTCTACAAGAACGGTAACACCAAATACAAGCTTGTAGAGAAGACAGTTGCTATCAAGCCGTTTATTGCTTACGTACCAGACCCAGAGAAAGTATCTGCAAAAACAGGTCAGATCTCAGTTGATGACACAGTACTCAACGACATGTTGAAGCACACGTTTGATGCTAAAGCAATTGCAATCATCAATGGTTTGTTGAAGTACAGAGAGTTGTCTAAGCAGTTGTCAACGTATGTGCAAGGTTTAAGCAAACACATCATTGGTGACTTCATACACGGCAAACTCAACCACACAGCAACAGTCACAGGTCGTTTATCGTCAACCAACCCTAATTTACAAAATATCAGTAATAACCCGATTAAACAAATTTTTAATTCGAGATATACTGATGGTGTAATTATTGAGGTTGATTTTAATCAACTAGAGGTTGTGGCTCTTGCTCATGTTACTAAGGACAAACAGTTGATAGCTGACATTAGTAGCGGGGTAGACATTCACAGTGCTCTGTACAAAGACATGTTTGGCAGGATGCCAACCAAGGAGGAAAGGAAGCCATTCAAGTCTCGGACGTTTCAGTTGATCTACGGTGCAGGTGCTAAGGCTATTGCCAAACAAGCAGGTTGTACCTTAGAAGAAGCCACAAAGTTTGTAGATGTGTTCTATGGTCGTTACAAATCAGTAGCTAAATGGCACGTAGAGTTTGCAAAAATGGTTGAAATAAATGCGATAAACGGTGTGAACGAAGAAGGGTTTATGGAGAAGTTCAGAACCTACGTTCATCAGACTGAGACAGGCAGGAAGTATTGCTTCTCAGAGTATTACAACGAGAGTAGTTGGTCAACAAGAATGTACACGTTCAGTCCTACAGAGTTGAAAAACTACCCAGTGCAAGGTTTAGCTACTGGAGATATTGTCCCAATGATGTTGGGCATTATCTTTAGGCGGCTAATAGGCAGAGATGATGTGAAGATGGTTAACACCATTCACGATTCTCTAATGTTCGATGTCAAGTCTGAATCAGCAGACACTTTTATTACGGAGATCACAACAATTCTTCAATGTACCCACATCTACTTTGAAGAAACATTCAAGAAGCCACTGGCTCTCAAGCTCAATGCAGGAGCATCAGTTGGTAAAAATTGGTTTGATATGAAAGAACTTTGAAATGACTATGCAGACAGGTATCGTAGAAGCAGTTTCTACAAAAGACGTAAGTACCAAGTTTGGTACAAAGCCAACTTTCTCAATGAAAGTAAACGGCACTTGGGTCAAATGTGGGTTTAAGAACCCCAACGTTGCAGTTGGCTATGAGGTTGAGTTTGATGGTGTAAGCGGTACTTACGGAGTGGAGACTAAAAGCGTCAACATTCTCCGCAAAGCAGACGCAGCACCTACAACAGCGACCGCTGTAGCGGCTCCCAAAGCCGCCTACAGTGGCTACAAAGAGAAGGTATTCCCAATCCCTCCTCTGCATGGTGACAGGGCTATTGTTCGTCAGAACGCTTTAGCTCGTGCCACAGACCTCTACATTGCAGCTCGTGGTGGTAAACCCTTTGAGTTGGAAGCAAGTACTTTGGATCTTGTTATTAATCTTGCTCGTAAGTTTGAGGCTTACACAGCAGGTGATATTGACATGATGGAAGCAATGGAAGAAACACAAACACCAGAGTAAACCTTTTGTGAGAGCCGTAAAAAGCTCTCACTTTTTAAGAAAGAAACAAATGGAAACACGTAAACCAGGTCGTCCTAAAAAGGTAGACGGAGCAACACCGCCACCTAAACCTAAAACCAAGATCTACAAAGCAATTGGTTTAGAAAAAGAAGTGTACGAAAAGCTTGATGTTATTAGGAACAGGTACGCTGTTGAGTTGGGGTTTGTAATGTCCTTCTCACAAACAATCTCTTACTTAACCAGGGACCTTAAATGAGTGCTGTATTAGTTCCAAAAGAAGCTTTAGAAAAAGTTCTTGATTACTTGTGGGAAGACGAACAAAAAGACTATCAAGAATGCGCTGCTATGGATTGGTCTAAAGAAGATTTAGAACAACACATCTTTTCTTTTGTAAAACAATTGAAGGATGTTGTAAATGACCAATACTAAAGAAACAATATGAGAGCACTCATTGACGGAGACATTGTTGTTTACCGTGGAGCTGCGTCAGCAGAGAAAGAAGAACAATGGGTAGCCCTAGCAAGGGCTGACCAAATGGTTCAAGACATCCTTGCAGACACAGGTGCTACGTCTTACAACGTGTATCTCACAGGTACGAGTAACTTTCGTAGGGAGATTGCTCCTAGCTACAAAGCTAATCGTCCTGATGAAAGACCTACACATTGGCAAGCAGTGCGTGAGTTCTTAGTAACACACCACAAAGCACAGATATGTGATGGGTTTGAAGCAGACGATGAGATGGGTGTGCAGCAAGACAAGGAAACAATGACAACAGTAATTTGTTCTATAGACAAAGACCTGTTGCAGATCCCAGGTAGGCACTACAACTTTGTGAGGAAAGAACACAAGGTCGTAGATCGTGACCAAGGTCTAAAGCACTTGTATCTACAGAGTCTCATAGGTGACAGGAGTGACAACATCATTGGTGTAGCTGGCATTGGACCAGTAAAGGCAGAGCAAGCTTTAGCAGAGCTGCTGCCTGAAGAGTGGTACGACAAGTGCCGAGAACTCTATAACGATGACGAACGCTTTCATCTCAACATGAAACTGCTGTACATCTGGCAGAAACCTAACGACATGTGGGAACCCCCTAACAAGGACAACAATGATCAACAGATCCATACTGCCTAGACTGCCACAACGCTTTGCACATTGGTTATGTGCAGGTGAAGATCCATTTAAATTGAGCAGCGACCAATTACTTTGGTTTGCTGCATTTGTAAAAGAAGCGGAGAAAACAGAATGAGAGATCCAAAAGCCTTTATTGACAACGCTAAACAAAGATCAGATGTTATGTACCGTGATGGTACGGCTGAAGACCGTTTATCTTTTAGAGTGGGTATGTTGGAGTCGTACATCAAAGGGTTGTGCGACATTATCAACGAGTACGAAGAAGAGATTGACAAAGTTACAGCAGTTTTTGACAAATAATGCCTAGACCTAAACGACACAACCCTGCGGGGTATCGCAGCGGCTTAGAGATTAGGTTTCAAGCTGCTTGCGAAGCAAAAGGGTGGAAGCTTGCTTACGAACAAGACAAGATCAAGTACGTAATACCAGCAAGCAATCACACCTACACACCAGACTTCACTGTTACTAAGAACGTCTACATAGAAACCAAAGGTCTATGGACAGGAGCTGACAGAAAGAAGGCTGCACTCATCAAAGAACAACATCCAGACATCACCATTCTTTACGTGTTGCAACGCAACCAGGGCATAACCAAGAAGAGTAAGACCACTTACCTTGATTGGGCAGCTAAGAACGGATTGGATGCTTGTGTGTTTTCTAACACAGAACATTGGCAAAACTTTATTATGAGGCACTTATGAAAATATCCCAAGAAGCAAACGAACACAATCTTAAACAGATTAACGCTATGCAAGAACGTTGGAAACAAATCTCTGAAATAACTTTAGCAGCACTTGCTAAGCCAGCAACACCGCCTACCAGTACGTTTAACAACGGTTCGTATAAGACTGGGGATGGTGAAAAACTTCAGCCTGTACGACCTGGTAGCGAAGACCACAAAAGATGGCCCTCAAAAGGATTGCTCTCGGATGTTCCTAATAACAGAGGTGAAGCATGACACAAGATGAAATCATTGAAATGGCTTGCCAAGCATTTGATGGAGTTATTAAAAAAGAAGAACGCGACAATTTCATAACCTTTGCAAAACTGGTAGCCGCCAAAGAACGTGAAGCCTGTGCTGTTGCTTGTGAAAAAGAGCTAGAGTATTGGGGCTGGAACATTGTTTTTGATTCTTCAAAACTCATCAGAGCCAGAGGTGAACAAACATGACCAAGTTGACAGGAGCCGCTCTTGACAAAGCCGTTGCAAACGTGCTGGGAATTAAAAGCGTACACAACTGTGAGAAGTGGAAAGGAGGTGAGCGCACATGGGTAGAGCTGACTGATGAGGAACGCCAAGTGTGTACGCAGTCGCCATTCACAGCGGAAAACTACCTGGCTATTGAGGCCAAACTTAAGGAGAAAAACACATGATGACGCCAAAATTCATGCAATTACTTGAACGGTGCATCGAGGACGGTGTTGTTATTGGTCATAATAGGGCATATAAGCACACCAATAACCCAAGTAAAACGCAAATTAACGAGTCAATTGTCAACGAAGTGTTTATTCAAATACATGAGTGGTTTGATTTTGATGACGCAAAAGAGAAGAACAATGCTTGAAGCAATTAGAACATTCTGGGGTAAGGTGCGTGGCTTGCGTGGTGAACGCCAGACAATCGTAGAGCAGGGGCTGGTATACAGATGTACCAAGTGCCAACTTATTTTCTTAACCAAATCAGCAGGGGAGCAACATCAATGCCAAGACCAAAAAGTGAACTAACAGGCGTAGGTACAAACATAGCTGTACGACTAATACCCGCACACTACGAAGAGTGGAAACGTTTAGGAGGACCCAAATGGTTACGACAACAACTATCTCAAAGCATCAAAAACAAAAATGAAGAAACAAAACCAGTAAAACAATCCTTGTCCTATAGAACCATAGTTTAATATTTGATTTGTCATAGATCTGGGGTACAGTTTGTTTGCGGGCTGTTCCGCATCTAATTTTAGGAGTAGGTTATGTACAAATTGGTTATTGACATTGGCGATTGGGATTGGTCTGAAGAAGACAAAGTGACCATTGAAACTTTTGACTTTGAAAAAGCTCAGATTATTCAAGAATTCATCGAGTTCCAAAAAGAAAACGGTTGGGATGCCGACTATGCTTTGGTTGAGTATGAAGATGCTCAGTGCGAGGAAGAAGCCGAAGAAGAAGAAGTTGAAGACGAATTAGCCGACTACGTTGTTGGTGACATTGTTGAAGACGAAGACGGTCTTGTTTGGGAATTGGTCGGCTGATATAATTGCTTTGCAGTTGTCCTTAAGGGGAGACAAGTTACTAATAACTTGCTCCCCTATTTTTATACGTCATAAATCTTGCCACGAAATTCAATTTGATTGTCTGACCAAGTATGTACCAGTTCAGGCCATAATAAATTTCCATCATGGAATGTCAGGATAGCAAATCCACTGCGCCAATTGGTAGGTGAAAGTTCCAAATAATTTTCAAATTGGGGACCTGTAGGTTCCGCTAACGTTCCTGTATCTACACCATAACGTGTTCCGTTATAGTCATCAAAAGGTGTAACCTTGAGGCTGTGTAAGTGTCCTGTAATTATGTTTACACCTGAGTTAACTGTGTTGTTATGAGTAGCATGGATGCCACCTTTCCAACGGTGTTTAACAATTGTTCCTTCAGCGGGCCAACAAGCCCAACATGGATGCCAAGCAGGGAAATGGTCTTTCAGGCTGAACCCTTTGACGAATTCGTACTGCGGCGCATTTGCCGCTAAACGGTTCTCAAAACGAGCATCATGATTACCCAGCGTCCATATTAATTGAGTACTTTTGTTAACTCTTTTTGCGGTGTCCTCAATCTCGCCCATTGCAATTTCACAGGCTTTGAGTTCTTGTATGACGGATGGTGTGGAGTCAAAGCCGTGCCTGTCATACCTTGAAATAGAAGCACCATCAAATATGTCGCCATTAGCGATCACAGACTTTGGCTTAAACTCTTTAATCGCCCATAAAAGTCCTTTAAACGCCGTGGTGTGGATGCCGGGCCA